TTGATCACCGTCGGGGCGCCTGATGCCGTTTTTGCAAATTGTGGCGGCTGAAAGCTATACAAAACTCGTGGCAGCGAGAAAAGCAGGGCGGGCCTGGTGTCCCGATCAATACCCCGACTTCAAACATGATGAACGAACACTTCAAAGCACAGCAACGTCAGAATGAACTCCGCGCCTTCCTTCGTTATGAAGCCAAACTCAGCCTTGCCTATCGCCAAACTGCGTACGCTCGAGCCAGACGGGCGCATCATGATCACAGTTGGCGAGCAACCGATCCAGTTCAGGTCGATTGTGAGTAGCCATCACCTCGTCGAGGAAAAGATCATTCGCCTTCAGAGCTATTGGCTAAAAGCCAGTCAAAACCAAGAACTCTGAGCTACGCTATACATCAAGCGGTCTTTTTAGCTTGACATCAATAACATCTTTAAAGTCAGACCATAAAAATGCACGACGTAGAACAGATCGATCCTCTGATCTGATCAAAGAATCGCTGCAACGTTATGGCGCTGCTCGAAGCATTGTTATTGATGAAGACAACCGCATCCTTGCGGGCAATGGCACCATCGATGGGGCAAAAGCCGCAGGCATCAAAAACGTACGCATTATTGAAACCGACGGTGACGAGATCATCGCCGTTAAACGCACCGGCCTGTCAGAAGAGCAAAAGGTCGGCCTAGCTTTGGCTGACAACCGCACGGCTGATCTCAGCGAATGGGATCAAGAGATGCTGCATCAGCTCTCAGAAGAACATGACATCAGCCCTTGGTTTGATCAAGACGACCTGAACGAAATTCTCAACGTCACGGAGCTTGACCCTGAAGAGGGCAACACAGATCCTGACGACGTACCAGAAGCACCAGAAGACCCCACCACCAAACCAGGCGACCTGTGGATCCTTGGCAACCATCGCTTGCTCTGCGGTGACAGCACTAATCCGCAGCACGTCGAACGTCTGATGGATGGCAAGAAAGCCGACATGGTATTTACAGATCCGCCTTACGGGGTGTCAGTCGTTAAAAACGGCAAGGTTGGTGCTGATTTTGGTGTGGCAAAAAAGGGTCAATACGCTGAAGTCATAGGTGATAGCACCACTCAAACGGCACACGATGCAATTGCCTTATGTCAATCCCTTGAAATACCTGTGCAGGTGTATTGGGGTGGCAATTATTACGCTGACAAGCTGCCTCCAACTTCATGTTGGCTGGTTTGGGATAAGCGCGGGGACTCTGGCATCGTCAACACTTTCGCTGACTGTGAGCTTGCCTGGACCAACATGACAGGGCCTGCTCGTGTTCACAAACAGCTTTGGAATGGAATGATTCGTGAAGGTGAAAAAGACAAGCGCGTTCACCCCACTCAAAAGCCAGTTGCATTGGCTGAATGGGCAATTGACCAATACTTGAATGGGCAGATTGTTTTAGATCTATTTCTTGGTTCTGGCTCTGCTCTCATAGCTTGTGAAAAGCTCCGCAAATTCTGTTATGGCATGGAGATGAGCCCCGCCTACTGCGACGTAATCGTCAAACGCTGGGAAGACTTCACCGGTAACACCGCCATCTGCGAACCATCTGCGGCACACTTTGAACAGGAGGAGTCAAAAGACTGATGGCCCATAAGTCCACAAAGATTGAAATGGACATGAGAGTTAACCGTGTCGCTCGGCTTTTAGCCAACGGCGCTGTGCGCTCTGAAATCATGCAGTACGCAGCAAAGGAGTGGGAGGCTGCGGAGCGCACTACAGACACTTATATCGCCAAGGCACGGGATCTTATCCGGGCTGATTGGGAAACGGATCGGCTGACTTTTACAGCAGAGATTTTGGCCCAGCTCGCCACGCTGCAAAAAGAGGCCCGCAAGACCAATAATCTCAACGCCGCTTTGGGCTGTATCAAGACCGCCGCGCAGATCGCGCAAGTGCTTCAGTGACACTCCTTAGCCACATTGAAAGCGGATCAATTCTGAGCCGGATTGGCGAAAGTAATTCAGAGCTAGACGTTCAAGCCTTAGTCACACAGATCAAGGCCGACTTGCACCCAGGCCAGCTTGCTTTTGTAGAGGATCAAACGACAGAAATCATTGGCCTGTCTGCTGGATATGGGGCGGGCAAGACCCGTAGCTTGGCTGCAAAGGCTGTTGTCCTTGCCGTATTAAATCAAGGCTTTATGGGTTGCGTGATGGAACCGACAGGTCCATTGATCCGTGATATTTGGATGAATGATTTTGAGGAGTTCCTTGAGGCTTATGAAATCCCTTATACGTTCAGAGCAAGTCCGCTCCCAGAGTATGTTTTGCATTTACCTGGCGGTGACACCAAAATCTTATGCCGCAGTTTTGAGAATTGGTCACGCATCATTGGCTTAAACCTTGCCTGGGTGCTTGCCGACGAAATCGATACAGTCACGCCATCAATTGCAGAGAAAGCGTTCCCCAAGATCCTTGGTCGCTTGCGTGCTGGCAACGTGCGACAGTTCGCCGCTGCATCAACGCCTGAAGGCTTCCGTTGGATGTGGAACACGTTTGGCACAGAGGAAGCACAACAGCGCCCTGACCGGAAACTGATTAAAATGCGATCGGTGGATAACCCCCACCTCCCAAAAGACTTCATTGAACGTCTCGAAGCAAACTACGATCCCAGCCTGTTAAAGGCGTATTTGCTTGGAGAATTTACGAACCTGACAACCGGCCAGGTTTATGACCGCTTTGATCGCGCCAAGCATGTAATCACTGATATTCCTGATGTCAGCAACGAGCCCTTACGCGTCGGCGTTGACTTCAATATCGGGAACATGTCAGCAGTCATCGGTGTTCGTCTTGGGAACAACCTTCTCCTGATCGACGAGATCAGCGGTGCGCATGACACCGACGCCATGGCCCAAGAAATACAACGCCGCGCTGATGGACGCCAGGTTTACGTCTACCCTGACGCATCTGGCGGCAACAGAAGCACGAATGCCTCACGTACGGACATTCAGATATTGGAGTCCTACGGGTTCAGCAATCAATCACCAAAAGCGAACCCTCCCGTACGTGATCGGGTGGCTTCTGTTCAAGCTTTGTTGGAAAACGGAAAGGGCGAAGTCAGATTGCAGGTCGCCGCAAATTGCAAACGAACAATCGAATGTTTAGAGCTGCAGAGCTATACCGAGGCCGGTGATCCTGATAAAGATGCGGGTTATGATCACATGAATGACGCTCTTGGTTATCTTGTCTACCGCGATTTCAGCATGATTCATGCTCGCGCTGGCCGAGGCACAGGTATCAGACTCTATTAAGCTGGCAACATCGGGCGGGATTTAACTGTGTATTCAGGCTTTTCTGGTGGTCGCCAACGTGTTGGCAACGTCACTCAGGTGAACGACCCCAGTACGGCTTGGGTTAACCAGGAGCCGCATTGGGGATTGATTGAACATTTGCTTGGTGGCACATACAAAATCAGAAAAGGCCACCGCAAGTTTTTACCGCAAGAGCCAAGAGAATTAGACGAGTCTTATGACAACAGGCTGCAACGGTCTGTCTTAGCGCCTTACTACGTCAGGCTTGAGCGAATGTTGGCGGGCATGTTGACCCGTAAGCCAGTCAGGCTTGACGATGTAACTGATCAAATCCGCGAGCAATTATTCGACGTTGATCTGCAGGGGAATGATCTACAAACCTGGCTTTACTCCACGTCAAGAGTTTGCCTGAGGTACGGCCACGTTGGCGTTCTTGTTGATGCGCCAAAGTCTGGCGACGATGGTCGCCCGTACTGGATCACGTATACGCCAAGGGACATTCTCGGCTGGCGTACTGAAATGGCCGAGGGACAGCAGAAGCTGACGCAGCTTCGACTATTTGAAAAGGTGCTTGTCCCAGATGGCTTGTACGGAGAGAAGCAAGTCGAGCAAGTGCGTGTCTTGACCCCTGGTGCATTTGAGATCTTCCAAAAAGATCAAAAAGGCGATTTTCGTGTCATTGACGAAGGCACGACAAGTTTGAGCGACATTCCGTTCAGCGTTGCCTATTCCAACCGCGTTGGTGTTTTGGAGTCGTTCCCACCGCTGGCTGATATTGCTGAGCTAAACCTGCAGCATTATCAGGTTCAGTCTGATCTTGGGAATCAACTGCACATCAGTGCAGTACCAATGCTTGCGTTATTCGGCTTCCCTGCAGCAGCAGAAGAAATTAGCGCAGGCCCAGGTGAAGCACTAAGCCTCCCCGAGGGAGCAGCGGCGAGCTATATCGAACCGGCTGGCAACAGCTACGACGCGCAGTTCCGCAGGTTGGATCAAATCGTTTCGCAGATTAATGATCTTGGCCTTGCTGCGGTAATGGGTGCAAAGCTCAGCGCAGAAACTGCCGAGTCAAAACGGATTGATCGCAGCCAAGGCGACAGCACGATGATGGTTGTCGCGCAGCAGATGCAAGACATGATCGACAACTGCTTACGCTTCCATGCTGATTACCTGCAGGAGTCACAAGCTGGCAGCAGCCTTGTTAATCGTGACTTTATGGGCGCAAGGCTTGAGCCACAAGAGATTCAAGCGTTGTTGCAGCTTTACACCGCTGGCACGGTGACACAAGAAACGCTGTTATTGCAGCTCGAAGCGGGCGAAGTGCTTGGTGATGATTTTGATGTAGAGGCCGAGCTAGAAGCAACGCAGGCTGGCGGATTACTTGAAACACCGCAGCCAGTTCCGCAGCAGGAAGTCACAATGCCTGAAGGAGAACCGGAGGTAACCGATGGGGTGGCTTGATGATTTGCGCGGGCCAAAGGCAGAACAACCATCAAGTCGGGATTTCTTTTATTCGCATGACAGGCTTGCCAATCAGTATTTTGCAGTTATCAGACTGACTTGGTATTTGGACGGCAAGGTTTGCGCCGTAACTGAAAGCAGTATTGCGACTTATGACAAAGATGTCGTGGCGGAATTTGCGTCAATCTTGGATAACGCGTTAAAGCTTGGCGCTGATGCCGCTGTTGTTTGTATTGAAGAACCTCAAGCCCTTGGCATCTATGAAAAATGAGCACACCCGCCGAGCTTTACCGCAATGCCATCGACCTCAATCGATTTAGC